TCTAAGATTTTTCCACCTCAATATGTAACGATTTATATCACACCATAGAACTCAATCACATCCTTGTTTTAACCTTTGTCACCTTTTTTTGTAATGATGTGGACTGGCCCAATTTAACAGAAGCTGATGCAAATCGTCTTACAGAAGCTATTGATCTTGGAGAGGAAGCCCAATGGAAGCTAAAAGTCTTTCGCAGCGGTTTAATCCCTTTAGAGGACCGATGGCTTCAAGAAGCAGCACATAAGGCTTTTGATTTATTCAGCGATCGTGAACGACAGGTATTTTCCCTGAGATGCAGAACACATAGTTTCCCATTGATAGCAAGTCATTTAGGCATCAGCGTTTCCAGTGTAAAGACATACTGGCGCAGGGCATTATCTAAGTGTTCGCGCCTATGGGAGTCATCCATCCATCTATAAGTAAGGAGTATATTATGCCACAGAAGAAAAAAGTAGGCCGTCCATTGAAAAAGATAGATGGCAACCAAGTGGAATTATTAAGCGAATTCGGATGTTCATCTTTAGAGATATCGAAGTTTTTCAATTGTGATGAAGCCACAGTTCGCAAAAGATTTAAGGACCGCATTGAAACAGGACGTGAGATGATGAAGATGAAGTTACGCCAGTTACAGTGGAAGCACGCTGAGTTAGGCAACACAGCGTTACTTATCTTTTTAGGTAAGAACTACTTAAACCAGGCAGACAAGAGTCAGTTGGATCTCACAGGAAACTTGGAAGCAGTTTTAAAAGAATGTGGATATGAAGACAGTCCCCAAAAAGGTTCTAAATCGTCAGAAATTCTGGAACCTGATTGGATACAAGCCGACTCTTAATCAGCAGAAGATACACGAAAGCGATGCCAGGTTCCGGGTCAACATACAGGGGCGCAGATCTGGAAAGAGCTTTTGTGCTGCGAAGGAAGTTGAGCCATGGATACTTACGCCAAAGACTCGTGGTTGGATAGTAGCTCCTACATACGAGTTATGCGACAAGATAGCGCGAATAATAAAGGAGGACTTATTATTAAAGCTACATCTTCCCATTGCTGCCAAGAAGGAGATCAGCGGAACTCTTTATTATTTCAAGTTAGCGGGATTGGAATCTGAGGTATGGATCAAGAGTACAGACAATCCAGATTCTTTAGTTGGAGAGGGATTAGACTGGTTAATCCTAGATGAGAGTGCAAAGATAAAGAGAATCATATGGGAACAATATTTAAGGCCGACATTATCTGACAGGAATGGCTGGGCATTATTCACAACCACTCCAGAGGGATTCAACTGGCTTCACGACTTATATATCAGGGGACAATCGGATGAATTCCCAAATTGGGACAGTTGGCAGCAGCCATCCTGGGAGTCTCCATATTTCAAGGATGACATAGATGAGCTTAAAAAAACGCTTACCAAGGAAACATTCTTACAGGAATTCGGAGCAAGTTTCCAGAGTTACGCAGGCAAGGTCTACCCGGTGGATCGCTCAATCCATATCAGAAGGGGCTTGCGATTTAACAAGAACCTTCCTGTATACTGCTCAATCGATTTCGGCTACCGGATGCCCGCAGTGGGATGGTTCCAAGTTGACAGTGCAAATGAAGCCAAGCCTACGATATATCAAATAGACGAGATATGTTTTGAAGAGAACATTAAGACTGAAACTCTTGCAAATATGGTATTGAAGAAGGGTTATCCTGTATTACAGTATTTCGGAGATCCGGCAGGAGGGGGAATTCAGGCGCAGAGCGGAATCGGTGACATAGAGATATTCCGCAGGAAGGGAATATATGTTCGTTACAAGAAGGATCGCATATCACGGACCATTGCCAACGGTGTTTCCCATGTAAGGTCTTGGTTTGAGGATGCAAATGGAGAATCTCACATTTTTGTATCGGACAAGTGCAAGGGTTCAGTTGAATGTTACGAAAATTACAGATATCCTGAGAAGAAGGCTGATCAGAGATTAAAGGAAGATCCTTTAAAAGATGGAAGGCACGATCATATGTGCGATGTCCTCCGTTACAGTATCGTAAACCTATTTCCTATTAAACAGAAACAGGCAGGGACTATACCATGGTAACAATTCAAGATTTAAGCAGGGATACGATTCTCGCTTCTTTAGGTGAGGCACTTAATATAATTGAAAACAAGCGTGCAAAGGAGCGTGAATATTTATTAGACTATTATGAAGGTATGAATATAGACTTCTATGTGAAGAAGTTTTTTGGTTCAGAGTCTTTAAACCAAGTTCCCATTTTTACACAGAATTTAACAAGGCGCATATCTAAGATTCGCTCAATGACTTATAAGCGACCTCCAAAGATGGCAGTGGACGACAAGTACAAGGATTTTATAGATATGTCTGACCTGAACTCATCCAGAAGGCAATTAGAGCAATTAACCTTTCTTTTAGGCACAATGGCCTTCCGTTCCAGGTGGGACGAGAGAAAGCAAAAGATTCGTTATGATTTAATCCCTTTCTTTGAACCTATTTTCCTTCCCGGTGAGCGTGATCCTGCTGGAGTTATGTTTGCAATAGAAAATCATGGCTCCAGTAGGCTTGAGAAGCCTTGGTATGCTGTTTGGACTGAGGAGAGGGATGGAATACCTGGAATGCATTTTCTTATTGATCAGAATGGCAATAGTCAGAGTGTAAATGAATCAGATATTAATCCATATGGTATAATCCCGGTAGTATTCACTCACAGGTACAAGCCAATGCGTGACTGGTATTCAGAGGGTGCATCAGATGTAGTTCGTGCAGACTTGAGTGTATCTGTAGCAATGACAGAATTATCCTTGGCTGTAAGGTTTGGTGCAATCGGTATAAAGTATATTACAGGTGTAGATGATGCAAGCAGGATTGAGATAGGGGTTGACAAGATTTTATATTTACCGGAAGGAAGCAATTTTGATGTAACCGCGCCTAGCGGATCTCTGAATGACATTATTGATTCTACCAGATTCATGGTAGAAGCCACATTAAACAACAATCACATAAGAATTAAATGGGCTGACACCCATGGAAACGCTCCATCTGCTGAATCTCTTAAAATACAGGAGATAGAGTCCTATGATGAGAGGACAGCAACTACAGAAGACATATGGAGACCTTTTGAGAAGAAGAGGTATGAAATTGACAGGGCAATCATACAGGCAAAGACTGGGGTCCAGTTAAATGAGGATTTCAATGTTGATTACCTGGAACCCAATTATCCAATGTCCGTTGAGCAGGAGATATCATACTGGACTTGGAAGTTTGACAGGAATTTAGCGACTCCGATGGATTGGTTTGATTATCAGAACCCAGATGCTCCTTCAGAACTCAGGGAAGAGTTTAAGAAGCAGGCTGAAGAGTCTAAAGAGCAGGAAGTCCCTGGTAGCAGGTTATTATCTAGGTTACAGGGTATTAAGTGAATGATATCATTGATCAGGAGGTTAAGGAATTCCTTGATTCCCTTGGGAAGTCTCAGGATGCGTTTATCTCTGACATTGAAGAACTCAAGGATGAAGGTCTTTCCGCAGAGGAGATTATGGCAATTCTTGGCGCACTTATCATGGCTGATTATCTTCTGGTGGACCTTGCAATGGAGTCAGCTATCGCAGGTTACCTTGCCAATATTGACAATCTTCTGGATGATCTATTTATGTTTGGCAGGATCACGGAATCTCAACTTCTTGCCTTGCGAAGTGTACAGGAAGCTTCCATCGTAGCATACACACAGCAATTAGGAGAGCAGATGCGTTTATCTTTGATTGAGGGCGTGTCATCCAATCTATCAAAGAGTGAGTTAAAGAATTTATTAGGAAGAAATCTAAATTTGTCTCCTGGAAGGATAGAGACGATAGTGTCGACTTCCATGGCAACATACAGACGGAGTATCACTGCTACTATGTCTGAGGGGTTACCGGAGGAGACTTTATTTTGGTATGAAGGACCTTTAGATCATAAGACAAGACCTATATGCAGGGTAATGTTAGCAGCGGGGCCATTGCAAAGGGGTGACATCGATTCAAGTTTCCCAGGAGCCTTTTTGGACGGAGGAGGCTACAATTGTCGCCACGAATGGCTCCCACTGTCATCTTCCCCTGAAAGAGTGAAGCGAAGTAGTGCTGCGAAAACAGAAATTGATGCATACAAAGAAAAGAAAGGTCGTAGTTACAGGCCACCTGTAACATTACAGCAATATTATGAGAGTGCCTGATTTTAAAAAGATTATAAAGTTTGACAAGCCCTTTTTCACGGAATTAGGGCAGAAGACTGTTATTCAGCATAGAACTAATGTTCAGGTTGAAGGGAGAAGCAGTGTAGGTAAGACAATGGGTAAGAAATTTCCTCCATACACTGCTGCTTATAAAAGAAGGAAGGCCCAAGGGAAGGCAGTTAAGCCAGGAGAAACACAGCGTTCCAGAAATGTTACTACTCCCAATTTAACTTTAACAGGAAGGATGATGGATTCTTTCAAACTTCTATCATCTTCCAAGACAGGCTTTATTTATGGAACAACAGATCCAAGGGAAGCAGCGAAGATGCACGGTCACCAGATAGGTAAATTTGGGAAGAACACAAATATTAAAAAGAAAAGAATTGTTGCTAACCAGGAAGATCCTCTCCCAATCGATTTACAGGAGAAGGTTGTTAAGGGGATTGCATTTAAAATTGTTGACAACATAGAAAAAACTTTAAATCTACCCGCACAAGTAGTGAGGATATAAAAATGAGTAAAGAACAGGACCAACAGGTCGCTCAGAGTGAGCAGGAAGTTCCATCCACAACGGAACAAGGGAAAACCGATACTTCGCATGATGTCGGTGAACTGATAGCAGAGTCTAAGAGTTACAGAAAACGTGCGCAACAGAATGAAACCAGGGTTAAGGAGTTAGAAACCCAATTAAAGTCCATTGAGGACCAGAAGCTGAAGGATAAAGAGCAATGGAAGGAACTTGCTGAGAAGCGCGAGAAGACCATTGCAGACCTGACTGTGAGAGCAGACAAGGGTGATTCTTTAGAATCTGTACTCAGGACAGAAGCCATGGAATCTCTGTCTGAAGAGGATCGTGAATTTGCGGAAGAGATGTCAACAGAAAAGTTGTTGAAGTTCGCAAAGCGATCAATTAAAGTTCCTGTCTCAACGAATGAGAGTGCTGTAGGTGTTACAGTGCCACCAGATAAGAATCCTTTTACAGAAATGACT